ATAATTGTCTGATTTACTTTAAAACTCTGTTAGCAGTATGTCTTCTCTGTTTATAGTTAAACAGGAACTGACACTTTGGTTTTAATTAAGACGGGAAGTAATTCTTTTGTTTGTTATTGTAAAAGGAACTTCCTATGTCTTTAAGTGGTAGGGTTTAGGTGATCAATCCCGCGTTATAACTACCATACGCTTATAATATAACATACCCTAACGCACCCACTGACTGTCTATTAAACAATCATAAAGATACGGAAGGGCATATTAATCTCTCCGGAAACTAAACACTTATTACTATATAAGACAATAAAGAAATGACAATGTCTCTATACGCTAAACAACACATAGTTAGCTATATATTTAATAGTAATAGATGTTTAGTAAGTATTATGTGTGTTATGTAAAGAGTAATAAATGTGGAGTAGTTTAGGACTCACATTCTCTTTTTAACACAAACACGTAAATATTTCCGTAAATAATTCTTTGTTAAATGTGTGGAGTAATGTATTTTACTACTTCTGTAGGAAATACCCAGTGATAAGTAATATATCACTTGTTACCAAATACATTTACCAAATCACATAACAAAAAACAAACATTGCGTCAGCAATGTTCCCCATTATAGTGAAGGGTTAGAAAAAAAGAGGGTTAATACCTTTTAATGTAAAAGTGATGTAACATACACAATTTCTTGTATATGTCACACCACTGTTTTGTTTTACTCTACCTCGTCCAAGTTTGCACCTTCTCCTGTTGGAGCTGGTGTTTCAGTCTTGGGTGTAAATGCATTTAACTGTTTGTTACTTGCTTTACCTGCTCCCCAACTTTTCTCAACGAGATGTTCAGTGTATCCACCTACCAATTCAGGTGCTGTATCTCTCAAAGCCTGTAACACTCCCAAATCTTCTCTGGTCTCACTTTGATCTAAAGTGTAATTACCATCTTGTTTCAGGTACAATGGATTCTCCTTTCGTAGTGGATCAATGTACATTGTATGGATTTGAGGTGCTCCTGTTATGGAATTTACTCTCGGCCACTTCTTCTGACTTGGACTTGCCTTGAACTTCTTAATGTCCTCTGCTGCTCCTGTCACATCATAGATGAAGAATGTCTTACCTTTGTGATCTCCATCTTTTCTCACGTAATTAGATACTCTCGTACCTTTAAGTTTACTGTTCATATTATATGTTTTTATATGTTCATTATTAGTTTAGGGTTAGCAAAAAAGAGGGAAGATTTAATGTAAAAGAGAAACACATTACTATGTAATGTGCTCTCTGTCCTGTGCTTTACTCCATACCTTTTCTACCTTTCTTATAAAGGTTCTATGTATATCTCTTCTCATCTTTGTTCCGAAATGTTTCCAGTACCCTTCCGTGTACCATCCATACTTACCACCTCTAAATAATTTCACTACTTTCTTATTGGTATTTGGATATAATGTCCAGTATTGTGGTTCTTGATAGTTGTAATTGTCTTTACTCCAAGGTTGTTCTTGTAACCACCGTACATACTCATGCATCATAATGAGATTTCCATCTACCTTGTACCCAAATCTAAATACACCTTCCTTAGTTCTCTTTATCTTAAATAAAGTTATTGTTAAATAATTGTCCATTCTCTTTAATTTAAGAGCACCGTATTTCTACAGTGCTCTAATGTAAATAATTCTTTAATGTAACTCATCAATGTTTTCACCTTCAATCTCATCTAATGTATGTACTATTTTAGGAGGATTGGCAGATAACTCTTCTTCCATCTTAATCTCTTTAATTAAGTTTACTGAGTTATGGAAGTTTGCAAAGTCTTCGGCTACTGTAACTATTTCTACAAGTGTGCTACATTCTGAGATCTTATGTCTCAGGTCATATTTAAGAGTTGATAAGCTTACTTTACCTAAATTCTCAGTTAGCTTGTCTAATACTGTTCTGGATACTAAAGCCATCTCACCTTTAAAGGATGGTGTTAAGTTTAATACTTTAGTTCCGTTAATGTCTATGAATCTCTTGTCCATAGTTTCTTCTGTTGTGTTTTCTTTTGTCATTTCTTTTAAATTTATTTTTATCAGTACAGGGTTAGCAGAAAGAGGATGAAATGTAATGTAATGTAATTAAAAAAAAAGAGGACTATTCGTCCTCTTCATCACCTTCATATCTCTTATGAGATGTGATTGTGATGTTCATTTTATGTTTCATTTGAGGTGATTTGGATTCTTTCCAAGTCAACTCAAATACAATGTATGAAGATTCATCTTCATATTCGGACAAGAAGTCTTTCTTCTTTCCGAAAATTTTCTTTACATAATTCTTATGTAAATCAAATTCATTAATGTCTTCATCAGATGGAATGACCGTGAAGAGGTCATAATGATGAAGAGATTTGGTAATAATGCAGTAGGCAGTGTTGCCAAAATTTCTCTGAAATTTCATAGTATAAATATTTATATGTTTACTATGTAACTGTAGGGTTAGAGATGTTTGTTAGAGAACAAAGCTTTTTTGACTGCAGGAAAAAAAGATTTGTGAACAACAAAAATTAAAAATTGACTTGTAGAACAAAGGGGGGTACCAGCTTGCCGCAGGACACCCCGGGTCAATTTTATAAGGACCCATCATATCCTCAAATATGAACTAAATCTACACCACCAAAAGGTTGAATTAATCCTCTATAGAAGCAGTACTCTTGTAGTTGTCATCTTTTTTTTGTATATTATAAGGTAACAAAGTGGAAAATAAGACATGGAAATAAAAGAAATTCAAAAGAATGTCCACAATATACTCTTAGAAGGTAAGCAAGCAAAAATAGCATTATTATCAGACTTACATTGGGACAATCCAAAATGCGATAGAGAGTTATTAAAACAACATTTAAATTATTGTAAGAAAGAAAGTATACCTATTGTTATAGTAGGGGATATGTTTTGTCTTATGCAAGGTAGGGGGGATAATAGGAGGAATAAGAGTGATATACTCCCGGAACATAATAACTCCCATTATTTAGATTCTATTGTAGAAACAGCTGTAGAGTGGTTTGCTCCCTATGCACATTTAATTGCCGTTATTGGCTATGGCAACCATGAGACAGGTATTATAAAGTGGCAGGAAACAGATATACTTAAGAGATTTGTTAAAATGATGAATCTTAAACATCATATGGACATTAAATTAGGTGGATATGGCGGCTGGATTATTTATAATTTAAGAATAAGAAAAGGAAAAGGAGATAATAAAGGTGTGACAGCTGCATTTAAACATAAATATTATCACGGATCTGGTGGTGGTGGAGTTGTAACTAAAGGAGCACTTAATCTGACTAGAGCCTTGGAGATGTATGAAGGAATGGATATATTTAGTATGGGTCATATACATGAAAACGCAAGTCGTAATGATGTAAGAGAAGATTTAGAATATATAAATGGTAGATATAAATTAAAACATAAAGAAATACATCATTGCATTACCGGAACGTATAAAGAAGAATACGAAGATGGAAGTAAAGGATGGCATGTTGAGAGAGGGGCTCCACCAAAACCGTTAGGTGGTAGAATTTTAGTACTTAATGTTATTGAAAGAAAAGGTCTTATAAAAAAAGTAGATAGTATGTTATTTCCTATTTAAAAAAATACATATATTTACAGTATATTATTTTCCACAATAATTTCTGCTTATATAAACCCTGGATATTTAAAAATTTCAGGGTTTATAGTTTAAACAAAAAAAATTTAATATATTTGTCTAAACCAACAAACAATCAATGGAAGATCGAATATTAATTACAGTTGAAGTTATAAATGACGCTTTACAAGTTAAAATTGAGGAAGAGTCTTATGGTAACTTAGCCTTAGTAGGTGTATTAGAAAAAATCAAATTAAATATCCTTAATGATCTACCCATAGAAAAAACTATGGAGTCTAATAATCCAGATACCAAAGAAACTTTTCAAAAATACGATGCGTAAAAATAAATTAAACTATTAAAAATGAAATTAAGAGGTAAAAGAGTATTAATTACAATACCAGAGTTAGAAAAATCTAGTATTGAACTTACTGCAAAAGATGAAGAAATGATGATGCAAGATGCTATGAAAAAATGGCAATCATTAGTAATATTTGCAATAGGTGATGAAGTAACAGAACTTAAAGTAGGTTTAAAAGTATATGTTAATACATATGCTTTAGAATCTGGTGAAAAAGTAGAGGTTGATGGAAAAATGAGAATATTAGTTCCTGATAATGCAATAGCAATGATATGGTAAAAATACTCATCTATATAATGGTAAGTTTTGTAATAGCACTTATATTTATATTTCAAGATGCTGTTAATAGACCTATACGTAAACCTTTTACTAATGACTTAGAAGATGATGAGTATGGGAGATCTACAGCAAGATTGCTTATTATAATGATGATCATAATATCTTTTCTATTAGGTTTATTTATAACTTAAAAAAATTTTGCTTCTCCAAACATATAAGAGTCCCTAAATTATATAGGGGCTTTTTTATGTCAATTATTTTTTGTATATTATATTTGTAACATTAATAAATATCATAACATGGCAACTCTAAAAGAATTTGAAAATGCAGATAATGCAACTGGTGTAATGCCAGAATTTAGATCAAAATTAACTCAAATCTCACAATATCTTAATAGATCAGTAGCTAAATTTTTATTTGATGCGGGAACACGTATTTCAGATAGAGAATTTGCAAATGATGCTGAAGCAAAAGCAGCAGGATATAAAGTTGGAGATTTCTACAGCAAATCAAGTGGTGTCGTACATGTAATTAAGTCTTAATTATGGTAAATAAAAAAGGATGTGGTAATGGGTATTACTGGAACGGTAAAGAATGTAAACCTTGGAGAAGTAGAGAGATAGGTGCAGCTAGTATTCTTACAGGTATTGTTGGAGCTACAATAGGTGCTATAAGAGGTAATAAGAATCAAGCTGAACTAGATTCAGAAATGGCAAAAGGAGGTCCTGACCGGGGTCCTCAACAACAAGAACCTAAACAAGAACCTAAAGAAAAACTTAAAAAACAAGTGGTTGGTGGTTCAGTTAAAAAAGGGAGTTCTTATAGAAGTGGTACAAGTAGATATAGTAACTCACGTAGACAATCATAAATAAATAATTATGTCAAATAGTATTGGAGATTTAAAAAATAGTGGTCTTAAAGGGAATAATTGGCCTTGGCAATATAAAATGCTTAAAGGGCTGCAGGGTATTATTAATGCAATAAATAATCAGGCAGATGGTACTGAGTATGAAGCTAAAATTGTAAGTATTACTTGTGTAGGACCAGATCCTTTTGCAGGTACTGAACTTTACTTAGAAGTAAGAGTTTGGGATACTGAAAATGGTGGATGGACAGGACCCCCAACTTATTATTTACCAGGATCTAATACAGGAGTACCTCTTGTTGATTTTACTTCTGAAGGGTGTACTATTACATACTTAGAAGGAGGTGATGCTACAGAAGCTACATTAGCAGCTATCTTAGCAATGAATACTCAGATAGAACTTGATACTACACAAATTGCAACTAATACAACTCCAATTACTGGAGTAGTTGCTGATTTAAGAAGAGAAACTACACCTGGAGCGGTTGGTATACTTGTAAAGTCAGTTTCAATTGCAAATGTAGGATCAGAAAACGGAACTGTTTTAGGAACAGTGTTAGCTGCAGGAGAAACAATTACTTTTGATGCTGGATCTTTAAATAATACATTAGCTGGTATAGCATATGACCCTACAGATGATGGTTCAGGTGGTGTATCTGCAACTACTTTTTTGATTGCAACTTTAACATAATAAATTATGGCTACAGATTATAGAAGGAATTTACCTAATAATGCATATAATGCTGCGGTAGATGCAAATAACCCATCATCAATAAATCCTTATGCAACTATAGATGATTTAGGGGCAAATGATGGAGATACTTTATTAATATCAGGAGGAGCATCTTATTCTGGAACAGGATTAGATTTTGATGTATCTATTCTTGTATATAAAATAACAGGAATTGAATATACTACTGCTGCTACAACAGTTACATTAGCAGCAGGTGATGCTACATTTGGTAGATTTGATGCAATAGTTGCTAGTATAGATCCTACTGATAACCCTATAGTAGAGGTTGTGCAAGGAACTCCTTCTGCAAATCCTATTACACCAGCTCTTGAAGCAGACCAAGTATTAGTACAATATGTATTTGTAGGAGCAGGAGCAACTACACCTACTATTACAACAGAATATATTTATAGAAATGATGGTGTTTCAGATTGGTTAGGAGGGTTTTTCGGAGGCTTTGGAACAACAGCTAATTTTACTTCAGGAACACCTAGTCCAGTTGCAGGAGCTGCTTGTTGTCTTTCTACATTTGGAAGATATGGTTTATTAAGAGGTACTAGATTTACAGCACCTACTCCAGTAGATAGATTTGATTATTCTATATTAAGTTTTCAAGTATATCTTGTAGATGACTTAACAGCAAATGATATTACATTGTTTTATGTATCTGCTTATTCTGCAGATCCTTCAACAACAGGTGTATACTTAGGAGTAATTCCTTTACAAAATTTTATTGACTTTAGTTTAGTAGGTCAATGGCAACTTATTAATGTGCCTACAGGACTATGGACTCAAAACTTTACTACAGCTACAGAAATAGGATTTATAAACTTTACTGTCTATAAACTGCAAACTCCTGGTAGTAGTGTAATAAATCCTACAGTACAAGTAGCATTTGATGAGATTAAACTTCAAACAGGAGCTCCGTCAAGCCCTGCAACTACAACAATTGATATTTTAGAAGGAAACACTCTTATTGGATCAACAACTAGATTAAGTTTTAACAGTGGTCTTAATACTGTAGTTACTGTTATCGAGGATGTTGTTAATAGTAAAGTAGATGTAAAATATAGTGTACCAAATGGTACATTTTATGGTCTTCAGAATGGTAAAAATGTAGTTCAAGTTACTTCAGCTGCAGATTTACCTAACCCTCTTGTTGCAAATACAACATATGTTGTTCAAGGTATAGTAGACATACTCTCTCCAATTACTGTTAATGCTGATAATATTGAAGTAGTAGGATTGGGTAGAGATAGTGACGTGTTAAATTATACTGGAACTGGAGCAATGTTTAACATTACAGATTCTAACTTTATACTAAAAGATCTTAAACTATCGGGAACTAATTTAAATGGATCTATAATAAGTGCTACTAACATAGGATTAGTAACAGACTATAATGCAAATAGATTAAAAACTATGTTAATTTCTAATTGTCAGTTTAGAAATTGTTATGACGTAATGGATATTGTAGGGTATGACCTCGTAGATATTAATAATTGCTTATTCTTTTATATACAAGCGTTAAACTATGGTTTAAGATTTGAAGATACTTCTAAAATACAAATAACATCTTGTGAATTAATCAGATGGTTTGATGAATCTTCAATCCCAACACCTTCTGGATTTGCTACTTGTTCTATGATTGAATTACAACCTGCTAATATTATAGGGTTTGGAGCTGTTAATATTAATGGTTGTGTAGTACATCCACAACAAACTCAAAATGGTATTGAAATAGCTGCATTATCTACAACTGGATTTGGTACTATATCTTCTAATGCATTTGTAAATACAGGTCTTACTACAGGTAAATTATTCTTACCAGAAGCATCTGGTTTACCTGATTATTCAACTATACAATCTTTAAACTATGATGTATTTGCCAATCAAGGTTTATTAAATTCTACTTCAGGTACAGTAATGACATTAACTGGTAATACTCAGAATACTGTTTTAAGTTCTGGAGTGCCAGTAGTTATAGATACTAATGGACTTGCAGTACAACAGGCAGGAGTTAGGTTTGATGTCTCTACTGCTGGTAGAGCAACGTATAGGGGAAGTAAACAAATTTATATATCAATTCACGCATCAATTAGCTTTGAAAAACAAGGTGGTGGTGTTGACGATTATAAATTTTATATTTATAAAAATGGAGCAGTATTACCAGGTGCAGAAGTAAATATACTTGTTGATGATGATGCTTCAACAGCATTACCTATGGTATATGGAACTTTAATGAATCAAACTGATTATATAGAGATTTATGTTGAGAATCCAACTGGAGCAGATGATATGTTAGTTAGAGATTTTCAAATAGTAATAAGAGAATAAAATGAGTACATCTATACTCTTGAGAAAAATATAAGTGTAAACTCTACGTATTTACACTTATTTTTAGTATATTATAGTATATATATATTTATAAAAAATGGAAGTTACAGGATTTGGAATTGGGTTTGAAGCATTAATATCTTTGTTATCAGCCATAGTGGGAGCATTAACTATTTGGTATAGTTTAAAAGGAAAGGTAGAAATTCAATCAGTAATTTTATCTAACCTGAAACTAGACATGGATGAACTTAAACAAGATAAAAAAGCTAATGCTATAACATTACACAAAAGAATTGATGATGTTAAAAAGCAGGTTGAATCAAACCGTGTAACTCAAGATAAAGCAATAGCAGAACTAAAAACAGAAATGGGTGCTATGGAATTAAGAATAATAACAGCAATTCATGAATCTAAAAATAAGTAGTTTTATAATATTAATACTATTAATTATATCATGCACTCCTCAAAGGAGGTTTACAAGGCTTATAGAAAAACACCCATACTTACTTACTACTGATACTCTTATTATACATGATACAGTTCAAATTACTGTACCTAAAATAATTCATGATACAATTATCAATGAGCATTTCTTTCATGAGATTACTAGAGACACATTAATATTACAGAAAGAAAGACTTACTGTAAAAATATTTCACGACACTATTAGCAAGAATGTATTTATTCAAGGGGAGTGTGACACAATTACGGTAGAGAAAATAGTTGAGAGAAAGATCCCAATTAGATATTATGAAAAAACTCCACTTTGGAAAAAGATATTCAATTGGTTAATCATAGCAGTAATGGCCTATGGGTTATACAGACTGTTTTTATTTTTAAAAAAAAGATTACTATGAAAAAGTTTTTTAAAGAATTATTAAGTGATGAGACAGGTACTTACTCATCAAAAAGATTAGGTGGTTTACTTTGCGTATTAGCACTTGTAGTATCATTAATAGCTAATACCTTTACTCACGGTGATATAAAGCCTGCAGAGTATCTTGTAGATGCTGTAGCTTTATTTGCATTTGGTTCATTAGGATTAACATCAATTGACAAATTTACTAAAGCTAGAAATAAGAAATAAGATGGGGTAAGTGCAATTTTAGTATATTTGATTTTCTTTTTAATATATGCTATACCCGCAATAATAAGATACCTATGGAAAAAATAATAACATGCCCAAATTGTCATACTGAATTTGATATGTCAATTACACCTCACACAATTGATCAACCAGATTCAAACTATCTATGGATATTTGATAATGGTCACGGGGGAATAATAGATGGTGTTTATCAGACAGCAGGAAAAAGATCTCCAGTATGGCCTGATGGTCAAATACTTTATGAAGGAGAATTTAATAGAGCTATAGTAGCTAGATTAATGGATTTATGTAAAGCAAATAATATAGATGCTGTTAACTTAGTAGACACCCAAGAAGATGTACCTTTATCTTATAGAACAGAAAAAGCTAATTCAATTGCTAAGTCTTCTGGAAAACCTTGTATATATGTAAGCATACATGCAAATGGTTTTGATCAAGAATCTGCAAATGGATGGTCAGTATATACTTCAAGAGGTGAAACTAAATCAGATGAGATTGCTACAATTCTTTTTGAGAAATCAATGAGAGAGTTTACAGGGGAGTATATGAGAAAAGATACAACAGACGGAGATGTAGATAAAGAAGCTAATTTTTGGGTTCTTTCTCAAACTACAATGCCAGCCATATTATCAGAAAACTTCTTTATGACTAACTCTGATAACTGTCACAAGTATCTTCTTGCAGAAGACGGGAGGGATAGAATAGCTAAGATCCACTTTGAAATGATACAACAAATAGAAGCTCAAAATGAAATTTAGACATAATTGGAAAAAACATAAACTTTTTTGGAAATCATTTACTTTTAAGTTAAGAATTTCAATAGTAGATATCTTATCAATTGAAATTGATCATGAAAGAAATTTTTATGGACTAACTATTTTAAACTTCACATTTAAAAATAGATAATTGCATAGATTACACTTAAGTCCAGATACATAACATGTCTGGATTTTTTAATTTAAACATTAAATATTTAAACTATTTTAGTATATTTGTTTTAAATGTAAAAATTAATATGTTATGGAAAACCAACAATTTGATGACGAATTAACTCCTGAAGAATTAGAAGCAAGGAGAGATGAGATGAAAGAATTTTATGATAAATCTCTTCCTTATCTTAAGTCACAATCAGAGTATGAAAAACTTCTTACTGAAGTTGAAGAGTCAAGATTTAAAAGAGCTTCAATGCAGATTCAATATGCAAACATGATGACTGCAGCTCAAGGACAAGAAACTATGAAAAGTTCAGAAAACTTAGAAAGACCTCCTTTCCCTGAACAACCTAAACCAGCAAAAAAAGCACCAGCTAGTAAAGGTAAAAAACTTAGAAAATCTTAAAATGGCACTTGTAAATCAAGTACAAAAAAGGGTAAAACTCCCTAAATGGGATGTTGTAAAATTTCAGATATTAACTCATTGTTATATTAACCGTATAACAATGAGTGATTCTGATTTAAACTGTGTAACTCTTTTATGTTTTAATGAACCTGTTGAACTTAGTAACTTTTGTTTAGACGCATCTTTAGAGGAAGATTGGATTTTTAAATCACCTCAAACAGTTAGAAATAGTATTAATAAAGCTGAAAAAAATAATTTAGTTGTAAAAGATCCTGATAATAAAAAAGTTATTAAAATTAATCCAGAATTAAAAATTCAAACTGAAGGTGTTATCTTATTAGATTATAAATTTATTTCAGATGATACCAAAAAAACCTAATAGTTTATATCAAGAAATAACAGATGAATTTGAATGTTCTGAAAAACTTGTTGACGACTTAGTAACTTTTTACTATAAGACTTTAAAAAAAAGAATGTCAAATATAAATGATTTAAGACTTAATGTAGAAGGATTAGGTCATTTTGTTCTTAAAATGAAAAAAGTTAAAACTGCAATCCCTCATTATGAGAAAGTTTTAAATAATCACGATACATCTACTTTTGGTGCTTATCATAATAAGAAGAGTATTGAGGAAAAACTTGAAAAATTAAAAAATATAAATATAAGAGTGCAAGAAGAATTAGAAAAAAGAAAAAAATTTAAAAATGAAAAATACCCTAAAACTAATTTGGAAAAACAGAAAAGAGATACTAGAGGGAATAACTAATTCCGTTATACGTGATGAAACTGTTGAAGAAATTGCTGCACTAAGATACAATCTATGTAACCAGTGTCCTAGTAAAGGTGGTGAATGTGCTGTAAAAGGAACAGGACCTTGTTGTGGTGAATGTGGTTGTTCTTTAAGCTTTAAAACTAGATCTCTTGCATCTGATTGTCCTTTAGATAAATGGGATGCATTAATAACAGTTGAAGAAGAAGATAAATTAGAAGAATTATGATAATATTTACAGAAAAAGATCACAGCTATAAATCAACTAATCAAGACGACCCTATAGACTGGGTAAGTGTAACTACATTAATATCTCATTTTAAGAAACCATTTGATGCTCAAAAAGTTGCTGAAAAAGTAAGTAAAAGTAAAAAATCAAAATGGTATAAATTAAAACCAAAAGAAATAAGAAAGATATGGGACAGTGAATCAAAACGTGCTACTGATTTAGGTACATTTTATCATAATCAAAGAGAAGATGACTTATGTTCATTAGCATCTATTGAACGATATGGGGTAACTGTCCCTATTTTTAAGCCTATACCAATAAAAGACGGAACAAAATTAGCACCTTCACAAAAATTAGATCCAGGTGTTTATCCTGAACATATGGTCTACTTAAGATCAAAAGGAATTTGTGGTCAATCCGATTTAGTAGAGGTGGTTAATAATAAAGTAAATATTATTGATTATAAAACAAATAAAGAAATTAAAAAAGAATCTTATGTAAATTGGGAAGGTATTTCGGATAAAATGAATACACCTATTAGTAATCTAGATGATTGTAATTTTAACCATTATGCTTTACAACTCAGTATTTATATGTATATTATATTAAAGCATAATCCTAAACTGAGACCGGGTAAAATTTTTTTACATCATATTTCATTTGAAAAAGAGGGTGAAAATAAATGGGGTTATCCAATAAGTAAAAAAGATATAAATGGAGATCCTATTGTTAAAGATGTAAATGTAATACCAATTCCTTATTTAATAGATGAGGTTTTGTCTATTTTTCATTACTTAAATGATAATAAAAATAAAATAAAGAAAAAATGATTTTAACTAAACTATTTGATATACAAAATGGCAAAGTAGTTCCTACAGAACATTGTTACACATTAAAAGTACTTAAAGATCTAATGGATAATTACCCAGAGGAATATTTAAATATATACCAGTATTTATTTTATATGACATGTCCTAGTCCAGATCTTAATCCTTTTTTCTTTACACCAGATATGGATAAGGAAACTTTAATATTAGAACAAATACAAGCAAAGTTTTCTACTGAAGATGATGATGTATTTGTGGCTTTACAATTTTGCCAAAGAATGTATGAAACACCAACATCCAGAGCATATAAAGGTATTGCAACTATGCTAGATAGATTAGCAAAATATATGCAAAATACTCAAATAACAGATGGTAGAGATGGTAATATTTCTCAAATAAGAGCTGTAGCAAAAGATTTTGAAGCTATTAGATCGTCATTTAAAGGTGCATATAAAGATTTACAAGATGAACAATCTTCTAGAGTTAGAGGTGGTCAAGGATTAGCATATGATTCATAATGAGTGAAATCTTTCAAAATATACCGACCTATGAAAAAGGGGATTGGTCAGAAACAAGTTTTGACACAAGAGAAGATTTTACCATATTCATTACAAATTTATTTAAACTACCTGGAGAATATAATTTTAATAAAATTACTAATATTATATTTCAACAAGAATCTCAAAAATTTAAAAAAACCGGAATTTATTGTGAAGCACCATTTAAATCAGCAGACTTTATAAAGTATTGGGATTATGAAAAGTTAAAATGTAGAAAAGGTGTAATTATTAAAGATGAAGGTAATGTCTGGTTTTTAGCTAGAGAATATTATATGTGGTTAAACTTCTTACCTATCTTTAATAAAGAAATACAAAATTTTGGATTTGCTGATATTAGAGATGCTCAGTATCATATGGCATTATATGAGACGCTAGCAGAGTTAAACTTTAAGCATGTTGCTATATTAAAGAAAAGACAGATAGCATCTTCATATTATCATATGGCAAAGCTTATAAATCAGCAATGGTTTGAACCTGGTGTAACTCTTAAGATAGGTGCTAGTCTTAAAGATTACATAAATGAAAAAGGATCTTGGAAATTTTTAGATGAGTATGCAGCATTCTTAAATGAACATACTGCTTGGTATAGACCAATGAACCCTAGTAAAGTAATGATGTGGCAGCAAAAGATTGAGGTAAGAAAAGGAGATCGTAAAACAGAAGTTGGTCTTAAAGGAACTATACAAGGTATGTCATTTGAG